TAGACTGAATAGCGCCAGACTCTTCTGGGTTTCGTGGGATCATTCTAAAATCCAATGTGAACTGGCGCAACGCAGGGGAATTGTATATTAGTTCTAATTGAGGATTAAGCGTTCTGCCTGTTGCAGCAAAAAGTCCTAATTTTCTAAAATCTTCACTCAATATATTTCCAGCAAGCCTACCAGCTGCTTCAGCAATAAACGGATTAGCATTGTCTCCTTTGCCATTTGTTGAGGCTAGAGCTTGTGCCGCCAAGCCAAATCCACCCAATGCTGCTGTTAAAGACAGTTGGTCATAATTGTTTTGGTATGAAACTGCTAAATTTTCAGGCATTGTTAATGCTATAGCGTAACTCAGTTGTTCTATATTTCTTCTTAATTGGTAGTTTGTGAGCACACTTTTTGCTCGTTGAGCAAACTCGCCAACGCCAGGTGCAGCTGCATTTAAAGCCGCACCTGCTTTAGTTATATTATCGTTAACCAAAGAGCCAAGTGATGTGTTTTTAATTTCAGTGGAAACAGCCGTTCCTGCCTTTTCAATCGCACTTACTATATTTGTTGCAGGATCAAACTCAGCAGCCGCTGCTTCTTCGGCGTTTTGTGGTGGCGAGATTGTACCAACAGCACTTCTAAACATTTTTATAAGGACATATGGTGTGGCATCAGTTTCGATTGTGGATGGAAATTTAATTATACCTAACTGCGAACGATCCAGCGGTAATCGATTTACATTAGTTATTTCAGAATTTAATTGATCAACAATAGGATCGGTTGTTGATGCCGCTCCAGTTGATGTTTGTGGTCTAGATGATCTAGATGGTTCGTTTCTAGTGTCGAAACCAGCTCGAGCACGCAATGGTTCTAGAGTTGCCATCTCTCGTTCAAATTGCGTTTGGCTAATTTGTCCTCGACTTCTTCGTGCGGCTAAATTAGAAACTGCTTGGTTATATACTTGCGCAGCGTTTGTTTGTCTATCATATGATACTCTGCCGCGAGATCTTGGTCCGCCTTCGCTCATTTAGTGTTTCCTATAAATACTTGATGGCATACAGTGGTAAATTTAGTCCTAAAAATACCAATAAATATTTAGGTGATCCAACAAACATCTGGTATAGATCGTTATGGGAGCGCCGAGTTATGGTGCACCTGGATGATAATCCAAGTGTAGTTGAATGGTCTAATGAGGAAATAGTAATACCTTATTTATCCCCAGTTGATAATCGTTGGCATCGTTACTTTCCAGACTTTTTTGTCAGAATTCGCAATAAAAATGGAACTTCTGAAGCAATGATTCTTGAGGTAAAGCCATTTAATCAGGTATTGCCGCCTCAGCGAAGAAGTAGAGTTACAAAACAATATATCCGTGAAGTTGCAACTTGGGGTATAAATGAAGCCAAATGGCAAGCTGCGATGGAATACTGTAAGGATAGAAATTGGACGTTTAAAGTTATCACAGAAAAAGATCTCGGAATTTAATGCCATCACTATTTGATAAACTCAGCAAGGAAATGACAGCGGCGAACATTCGCCCAAGAACAGACGCAGCCAGAGCATGGCTAGGCGACAAAATTGGTCGTATGCGCATTCCTTCAGATAGGTCTAATATCTTAAACGACGCAAGTCGTATCTCACCAAAAGCCTTTATCGGTCGTATGTATTTTTACCACTATGACCCAAAATATAAAAATGTGCTTCCAGTCTACGATAAGTTCCCTCTGGTAATCCCAATGGATATGTATTCAGATGGATTTTTGGGTCTGAACCTACATTATCTAGATCCATACAGCCGTTTGGCGCTATTAGACAAACTCTTGGATTTTGCCAATAACGATAAATATAACGACTCGACAAAATTAAATTTATCATATGACCTGTTAACTCGATCTCGTCGATACAAGATGATTGAACCTTGTATTAAGCGATACCTGCTAAACCACATAAGATCGTCGTTGATTTATATTGAACCGATGCATTGGGAAACGGCGATTTTTCTACCAACCGCAAAGATGGTGTATAAAACATAATGGCAGAAGAAACTAAACCAGGTATTTTTGAATCCCTACAAAATTTGTGGAACAAATATACAACACCAACAGATGGCGCGCAGCAAGGTCAAAGCCTTCTTGGCTACGATTATAACAGTGTTGCAAATCAAAACTTACTTAGAAGCTGTAAGTTTGCAGTTCAATTTACCAGAATACCAGGCATCGAGCCAGCAGATTTAAGAAGACTAACTTATCTGTGCGATTCCGTAGAATTTCCTGGACAAACTTTAACTACAACAGACTATAGAATCCCAGGGCAATTAAAAACCAAAATTCCATATGCCAGAGAACTTTCTGAAGTAACCTTTAGTTTTTATGTTCCTGTAGATTACTCTCCCTACACTTTAATGAATGATTGGATACAGTCCATTTCATTATCAACAACTCAAAATCGTTATTTGGATGAGATCGTTGGTTCTATCAGTTTATATCAATTTGCTGATACTGGTAAAAGTTTTATACGAGGAACACCGTCTAAGAGTATGCAGGTAGATTTGATTAATGCTTACCCATTAAACGTACAATCTATGCCAGCCAACTGGGGTGACGATGGATTCCATAAATTGACTGCGAGCTTTTTCTTTGTTGATTACAGAATTACTGAATTTTAATATTGTTTGGAGTTACTATGCCATTACCAAAAATTGATTTGCCAATTTATGAACTGAAGTTGGTTTCCAGAGAAACCCCTATCAAGTTTAGACCATTCCTAGTAAAGGAAGAAAAGTTGCTTTTGATGACATTGCAGTCTGGAAAGGAAGAAGATATCTTAAAGTCCATCAAGCAAGTTATTAACAACTGTATGCTGGAAGAGATCGATATCGACACACTTCCAATTTTCGACATTGAGTACCTATTTCTCAATATCCGTGCCAGATCAGTTGGCGAAAAGGTTGAAACCTATTTCGTGTGCAGAAATGTTGTTGGTACTAAGAAAAATGAAATGGGTGAAGATGAGGATGATGTTTGTATGCACATGATGCCAGTTGAAATCAATGTGTTAGAGATCAAACCGCCAATCGATGATATACCCTCTAAGATTTTTATTACAAACAAAATTGGAATTAAACTCAAATTTCCTACATTAGAAAACTACAGATCTATTCAAAATTTAATGCTCGATAATGAGACAAACAATTTATTCAATATGATCTATGATTGCACTGAGTATGTGTTTGATGAGAATGGAATCTATTACTCTAGCGAAACCAGTAAAGAAGAGTTTAGTCAATTTTTAGAAAGTTTAACTCAAGAACAGTTTGAACGAATTGCAAACTTTTTTGAAAAACTTCCTACAATCACACATGACTTCGAGCACTCTTGTCAAAAATGTAATTTCAAACACAATCTACACATGGAGGGACTCAACGATTTTTTTACTTAACCTTCCGTGACAGATCCCTCAAGGACTATTACGGAAACATGTTTACGATGGTACATCAATACAAATACACTCTCACAGAACTAGAAAATATGATTCCGTGGGAGCGAGATACTTACATAGGCATGGTAAACAATTGGGTTAAGGAAGAAACTGAGAGAGCCAAAAAAATGAAAACTGAACAAGAAGCCAGATTAAGTGCATTAACGCGAAAGCGTAATCAAGGAGTCAAGAGAAGATAATGGCGTTAGCTGATATTGCATCCAGGTTATACCAATCATCTGCATATAGAAACACATCAGTTGCAAAGGCATTGGCTGATTCTGTTAAGATCAGCCTTAAAACACGATTTTCTTTGGTGGGCATGGCTGCTTCATTAACTGGTTCAAGAACTTTATATGCGATTGCGCAGCAAAAATATGGCATAAGTAAAGAAGAACTACAACAAGAAGAAAAGAACGAACAGTTTAAAAAATATACTGTAGAATCTATTGCTACGCTGTCTAAACAGATTGCGCTTTTAGAATCGATCACCGAAAAGAACTCAAATATGATTAATTATATCATTAACGATTTGGGTTATTTCAAGTATCAAAAACGAATGAATCCAATGACACGTGGTGGGTTTATGGCAGTACAGATGCCAGTGAACGCTAAAACGGTAAAGGGTAAACTCCAAGAAATTAATGAGCAAATTCAGGCGCTCAAAGGTGTAAGAGTTGCGAAGGCTACTGCTGAACAAAACAAAATTAATAAACAAAAAGAAAAAGACGAAAAAGAAAAAAACAGGGCTTTACTTGCTGCTGGTATTTTAGGAACATTGACTTCATTGGGCGTTGGCGCAGCAGGTGGCGGTGTGGCTGTAGCAGGGCTTGCTGGCACAGCAGTGGCAGGTGCAACTGCAATGCTAGGGTCAGCTGTTATTAATAAAACAGTTAAGGCACTCATTGGTAAAGCAATGCCAATATTAGGCACTGCATTTAAAGTTACTGCATTAGGTGGTCTTGCTCTCAGTTCAAATGAACGCGCCATGAAAAGATTGAGAGGCGAAAGGGGCATGGAGCTCTTTAGCAAAGAAGATTTAAAAAATGAATATAATCCTGGCACATTTGAGTATGAAC